GGTGGGGTGGTCGGGTTGTCGGACAGGGCGGAAACCCCCTTTCGTGTGACGTGCGCAAGTCGGCGGGCGTGGGAAGATCCGCGCGTGAGGAACCGGCCGATGCGCATGCTCGCTGTCGCGTTGCTGCTCGCGACCGCGAACGGGGCACAGGTCATGGCTGGTGTGGACGGCGAGATGACCGCGCGGGTGCTGGCCTGGCTGACGGCAACGGCTGTTGCAGCAGGGCTCGCCGGAGGGCTGACGAGCACTCTACCTGTCTCAAAAAACTCTGCCGACTTGACGATTCCCAACAATGGAAAAGAAAAACCGACCTAAGTTGCTTCCCACAAGTTGCGTGAACCAACATCCGTGTCACCAGTGCGCCTTGCGGATCTTCAGGTCCGGATGTAGCCGAAGCGGCGTAGTTGCCGGAGCAGCTCGGCCTGGTCCTCGCCGACGGCGTTGACGAGCTGTGCGGCGGTCGGTCGGGGCACCTGGCTTCGGCGATACCGGCCGCCTTGCTTGGCCAGCTCGCCGAGCTGGCCGCCGACGCCACGCGTGGTGATCGCTTCGCGGGTGAACTCGAATCCGCCGGCCACGTACACCTGACCGGCGCGGCGGGCGTTGACCACGCGGCCGATGTCGGCACCGGCCCGGATTGCGGCGGCCTCCCCCTTGCCGAACGCCTTGTCCTGCTGGGCGCGGGTCATCCCGTCGAACAGTGCTGGTGCACTTCGGGACGTGCCGCCCTCGCGCCACTGTTCGCTGGTGACCGGGCGCATGGAGCAGTCGCAGCGCGGGTGCCGCAGGAACCCGGTCGAGTACCGGTACAACCGACCCGACAGCAGGATGCAGCGCCCGCACGCGGGCAGGGTCACCACCCGCTCGTACCCGGCGATGTCGGGTTCGACCACCGCGCCGACGTGCAGCGCCAGGCGGGCGGTGTCGTTGGTCTCGGTGGACACATAGGTCAGCAGCTTGGCCAGGCCGAGGGCGCGGGCTTCCGTCTCGGGTACGTCGGCGGCACGGGCGCGACGGTAGTAGCCGAACGCGAAGTCCATCAGCGCGTCGAGCACCAGACCGTTGGCGGCCAGGCCCCCGAACGCCGATGCCACCAGCAGAGCGAGCGGAGCCGACACGGTACCCGCGGCCAACAGCGTGCCCGCGATGTAGAGCGGCGCCAGCGACGCCGACTCCTGCTGAGCCTCCTGCACCGCCGTGACGACCTGTGGCCGGATCTCCTCCACCCAGGAGGCGGACGGATCGCGCGGGTCGAGCTGCCGCCAGGCGGTCTGGGCCTGGTCGACGGCCGCGCGGACGATGCGTTGCTGTGCCCGGTAGTAGTCGGCATCGGTGCCGATCGACGGTTGTGCGGGAGCACTCAGGGGCGGTCACCTCCCGGCGAGCGCGGGTTCCCGGAACTGCACCGCCAACGGCGGCACGGTCGCGGACGGCCAGAACCGGACCGGCGCACGACGTCGGGACTCAGGCACCCGCCCGAACTCCAGTTCGTCGGGCTCGTCGTCCGGGTCGCGCGGGATCGACAGTGGCTTGGGGCCGAAGTCCTCGGCCTGGTCGCCGACGGCCCGCGAGTACGCCTCGGCGTCCTCGGCCTCCATCTCCCGGATCTGGGTGTCGGAGTAGCCGAGCGCGCGACGCGACGCGCGACGCGGCAGCAGCCGGTCCGCGCTGAACAACTTTACGACCCCGTCGGCCTGGGCTGCGAAGGTCGGCGTTGCGGCATCCACCCACTGGGCCTCCATGCGCAGCGCCTCGTCCGGCACCCGCCCGTCACGCACCCGCAGGACCGTGCGCATGACCTCCTCCCAGCCGTCACCGAAGGAGCGTTGACGGCGTTCGGCGCGCTTGATGTGCCGGGACTCCGAGGAACGGATGCCGTCCGCCGAGGCGGGGTTCTCGGTGGCGTAGCCGAGGAAGTGCGGCGGCAACCCGGTCAGCGAGGCGACGAGGCGGGCCAGGGCGTTGAGGGTGGCGTGGAAGTTCGCGAGGTCGGCTTCGGGGAACTGCCCGACGCTGACCCCGTCCTCCTTCGGACTCTTGGGCGAGGCCCACAGGACACCGGCCACCGCCTCCCACGGCGACAGCGGCCGACCGTTGGCGTCGACGAAGTCCTCTTTGTCGAAACCGAGCGCGTACCTTCGCGGCATCGCGTGGAACTCCGCGCTGATCATCATGTCGGTGGCGATCTTCGAGGCGGCGTCCGACAGCGGCAGCACGGCCGCCAATTCGGAGCGTCCGAGCCTCGGCGGTGCGGTGCGGCGGCGTCGGGTGCGCGGCCGGTTGACGATCGGCACGACCGGCACCGCGCCCATGCCGTGTTCGTCGCGCTGGTCCTCGGTCCAGGTGCCGCCGCCGTCCTCCGAGGAGTACCAGATGGTCTCGTCAGGCAGGTAGAGCGTGGCCCATGCTTCGATGGTGCCGTCCTCGGCGTCGTCGGAGAACTGCCGTTTGAGTGCGGCGCGCACCTTGCGGGTGCGCGGGTCCAGGTCGACGTGGACGTCCAACGGCGACTCGACGGTGACCAGCGGGGTGTTGGGCCGGTCCTCGTCGGTGCCGACGATGGCGAACGCACGGCCCAGCGCGAGGGCGTCGACATGGGCCTGTTCGGCGTACAGGTCCAGGCGGTTGGCCTGCCAGATCCGCCACAACTCGGTGTCAGTGGCCTGTTGGCCACCGAGCCGGAACCCGGTCAGGTCCAAGCGCTCGTCCAACGAGTCCACTACGAGCTGGGCCCAGTTGATCACGACCTGCCGGACGCGGCCGTCGAGGCGGCGGATCAGCTCCGGGTGCATGTAGGACAAGGACTGTTCGCCCTCGTAGTAGGAGTCCAGCAACTCCAACTCGGGGAGCTGGGCGTTGTGCAGGCGCGCCAGCCGGGCCATCCACTCGGCGGGAGCGAGGTCGAACTTGGTGGAGATCAGAAACGATCACCACCAGCGAAGTGAATCAGGCCCGACGTCTGTACGGTGCATCGCATGTCGAGCGTTCAGTTGCCACCGTGGCTGGCCGTTGTACTGGCGGTACTCGCGCTTGGAGCACCGTCGGTCGCCGCATGGGTTCAGGGCCGCGTGGTGGCACAGCGAGAGGACACACGATGGACGCGCGAGAGGATCATTCAGAATGAACGCTGGCATCGCGAGCATCAGCGTGACCGAGAGCTAAGAATATACGAGGAGCGGAAATCCGCATACATACCGGCGATCCTCGCAGCCTCCGAGTACGCCAAGGTTCTTGGCAAGTGGCATACCGCGCTCCACGATGGAGAGCCCGTTAACTCGTTCTCCGACCAGGCGGACCAGATTGCGCTCGATGCGTTCAACGCGGTTGCAGCAGTTGAACTGGTCGGTACACCCGAAGTCGAAGATGCACTCAGAGAGGTGATCTTGGCTTGCAATTCCTACGCCACCACTCTTGATTCCTGGATTTCAGAAGCACAAAGCGGTGCCGCCGAACAGGAAGCAGTGGAACGTGCGAGCAGCGCTTTTCAAGAGTTGCGTCGAGCAGCTCGGCGTGATGTCGAGAAGCTGCTTACGATCAACCCATCACCACCATCCGCCCCGACTTCTTAACCTTGGAGCCGCGCAGCTTCCAGCCGCCTACAGCCATCGCAGCCGTGGGGACGGCGTCGATCCGCTTGCCGGTCTTGCCACGCTCGGGCTTGTCGGGGCGGATGAGGTCGGGCTCGCCGGGTGGGTGGCGGACCTCGACGGAGTCGAAGCAGAACTCGGCGACGGGGTTGCCGTGGTGGCTCCAGCCGCGTGACTTGGTCAGGGCCATGAGTTCGGTCATGCCCGCCGTCATGCCCTTGTAGGTCTGGGCGACCGGGAACATCGGCACGCCAGTCTTCTTCTCCAGGCGTTGGCGGACGGGTTCGCCCGACCACTCGTCGTAGGAGATGTCCGTGATCCGCAACAGGCCGGTGTCGGCGACGACGTCGGCCTCCACCTTCTCGTAGTCGATGACCTCGCCGTCGGTGACCGTGATCCAGCCCGCCGCCGCCCACTGGGAGACGCGGCCCTCGGTACGCTCGTCCAGGAACGTCACCCCTGCCTCAGGCAGCCAGAACCGCCACAGTACGGACGGGTGCCCGTCAATGCCGTTCGGCACCACCAGGCACCAGGCGGTCAGGTCGAGCTTCGAGGCGAGGTCCAGGCCGCCCCAGGCGGGGCGGCGGGCCAGCTCCCGGCGCAACTGCGCGGGGTCGTCGCGGGTGCTGCCGGTGCAGGCCGCGTAGAGGTGCATCGGCATCCACCGCGACGCCTGGTTGACCCACTGGTTCAGGCGGAACTGCCTGAACGCGTTCTCTTTCAGCGGGTCGTTGCGGGCTTCGAGGGCTTCTTCCCGCAGTGCGGCCAGCGATAGGAAGTCGCCCAACGCGGGGTTGGCGTGGTACCAGTTCGCCTCGTCCCAGGGGTCGGCGTCCTCGGGGGTGTTGCGCAGGTAGACGAACCGGTGCGGCGCCCGCGCCGGGTCCTCGGCGATCTTGGCGAACTCGTCGTGCTCGCCCTTGGCGAAGCTGGCAGGGTCGTTGCCCGCGGTCGTGGCCGCAATCAGCAACGGCTCCAACCGCGTGCCCATACCGGTCCGCATCGCGTTCCAGAAGTCGCCGTTGGGCTGGGTCAAGACCTCGTCGAAGATCACGCAGCTCGGGTTGGAACCCAGGTTGCCCAGCGCGTCGGCCGGGACGACGGCGTAGACGCTGTTGGTCTTCTCGTCCACGATGCGCGCCGAGTGCTCGATGACCCGCAGCCGCTTCGACAACACCGGCGACAGCCGGACCATCCGGGCCGCGACGTTGAACACCAGCTTCGCCTGGTCGGTGTCGCGGGCACAGCCGTAGACCTCAGCCGACTCCACACCATCCCCCACCAACAGGTACAGCGCGACGAACGCGAGCAGTTCGGACTTGCCGTTCTTGCGTGCCAGCTCGATCCACGCGATGCGGAACCGGCGGACGTAGCACTCGGCTTCGTCGTCCCAGCGGACCTCGCCGAACAGCGGCCGGACGATGTCGTCGCGCTGCCAGTCGGCGAGGATGAACGGCCGCCGCGCCCACCGGTCCTTGGTGTGGACGCAGATCTCCTCGGCGAACGCCTGTGCGTGGTCGGCACGGGGCTTGCAGAGGTGTTCGCCGCGCTTGCGGCAGGTGCGGCCGTCGAAGGTGCGCCCGCACACCGGCAACCGCGCCCCGCGATTGGTGGTCGTGGTGGTTGTTCGGGGCGTAGCGGTGCCGGTGCGCGAGCTGGTCT